CTGGCGGCGGGGCCGGGGGTGCTGGAAAGGGCGGCGGGGCCGCAAAAGGAAACATCGGCGGCACCAAAGAGGAACGTACGGCGGCGATCGCTGGCCGGTTCCCCGACCTCCCACTGAAATAAGGATAAACACCCATGTCCCTGACCCAAATGCAGGTCTTCAACGAGTACATCATGCCGGCGACCATCGAGACGCTGGATCAGATGCTCGTCGCGTTCAATGCCGCCAGTCGCGGCGCAATCGTGCTGTCCCCGGACGGCTTCACCGGCGACTTCCTCCAAGAGTCGTTCTTCCAGACCCTGGCTGCCGCCCAGCGCCGCGTCGATCGCTACGCCGCCAACGGCGCCGCTCCGATCACCGACCTGACCGAGCTGAAAAACACTTCGGTGAAGGTGGCCGGGGGCTTCGGCCCTGTTCGCTACGAGCCGTCGCAGATGACCTGGCTGGAGCGCCCGACCGCCCAAGGCGTCGAGGTGGCATCCCGGGCGTTTGCTGAGATCCTGTTGAAGGACCAGCTGAACACCGCAATCGCCGCGCTGGTTGCAGCGATCACTGCCCAGGCCGCCGCCGTCAATGATGTCTCGGCAACCGCCGGCATCACTCAGGTCGGTCTCAACAACGCCCACGCAAAGTTCGGTGACGCCAGCCAGAACCTGGTAACCCAGGTGATGCAGGGCACCACCTACCACAAGCTGATCGGCCAGGCCCTGACCAACTCCGAGCAGCTGTTCCAGGCCGGCAACGTCCGCGTTGTCGACATCCTCGGCAAGGTCTCGGTGGTGACCGATGCCCCGGCACTGATGCAGGCGGGCACCCCGAACAAGGAAATCATCCTTTCCCTGGTTCAGGGCGCCGCGCTGGTGCACGACGGCCGCAACATGGTCAGCAACGTGTCAACCACCAACGGCAAGGAGCGCATCGAGACCACCCTGCAGGTGGACTACGACTTCGGCCTGGGGCTCAAGGGCTACACCTGGGATCAAACCAACGGCGGCAAATCCCCGACCGATGCCGAGATCGCCACCGGTACCAACTGGGACAAGACCGCCACCAGCATCAAGCACACCGCCGGTGTTGCTCTGATCGGTGACGCTTCCAAGTAAACCCTGATGGCTGGCTGGGCCTATGGCCTGGCCTGCTGAGGATATGCGCATGAGCAGAAACAACATCTGGTATCTGGCTGGGCCGTTCCACCAGTACCAGGAGAACGTCAAGGAACTCGCCCGGGAACATGGGCTGGTCATTGTCGACGCCAACGTGGCGGAGGGTCGTAAAGGCGCTGCCAAGGACGTTCCCGAGGTAACCATTCGCCCCGAGCTGCAGGCTCTGGCAGTGGTCGTCGAGGTCGGCAGTTTGAGCCAGGACGTTGTCGATCGCTTGACCGCTGAGCTCGGCTCCGTCGGCGTGATCGTCGAATCGTTCGCGGCCCAGAGCTTGGAGCGCCCTTCTGGTGACCTGGGCGAAACCGCGTCGCGCCTGTTCGAGGTGCTGGAGGCGGTGAATGCCGGCGTTTCCAGCCTCAAGCGTGAGCGCGACGGCGAAGTGGAGAAGGTCGTAGGCCTGGAGCAAGAGAAGGCAGACCTGCTCAAGCAGAATGCCGAACTGCTCAAGCAAATCGAATCCCTCAAGCCAGCAAACGCTGACCCCGAGGTCGAAGCGCTGAAGGCCAAGCTCGACGCCGCGAATGTCTCCTACCGCTCCAACGCCTCGAAAGAGTCGCTGCAGAAGCAGGTAGCCGAACTCGGCCAGCAGTAATCCCGGGGCCTTGGCCCCACACATTTAAGCGGAGGCCTGATGGCTACCTACATCACTGTGGCCGACGTAGACGCCATCCTCGGGCCTGACTGGGCAGCTCCAGAGCTGAAGGACGAGGCGGTCTTCGAGGCAAATGCCTATCTGACCGCGCTCAACCTGGTCGGCATCGACATGGACAACATCCCTGACGATGTAAAGCAGGCTGGCGCCAGGCTGGCAAAATGCGCCTCGCAGGGCAAGCTGTACCAGCAGCAGACCGAGGGCTCGCTCGAGGCGAAGACGGTCAAGGCCGGGTCGGTATCGACCAGTAAGACCTTCGGCTCGATCGACAAGACCAGCACTGTCGCCCAGCCAGCCTGTGTGCAGCTGTCACTGGCCCTGCTGACGCCCTGGCGCAGCAATCCGTTCGCCTTTGCTGTGAAAAGGGGGTAGCCATGGGCCTCCGCGACGAAATCCAGGTAGACCTGGCCGGGGCCTTCGATGAAGACCTGGCCGACGCGGTGTCGACGTTTACCGGAACCTACATGGGGCCTGGCGTGTGGGACCCGATCAACGAGACGACAACGGCGCAGCCGGTGACGTACACCGGGCGCGGCGTACTCGACAGCTACGACAGCCGGCGCATCGACGGCCTGAACATCCTAGTTGGCGACCTGCTGCTGATTTGCCTGGCCAACGAAGTCACGGACAAGCCGGCGGTCGGGCACCAGATCACGGTCACCGACCTGATCACAGGGCAGCCAGCCGTATACCGCATCGTCAGCCCTGGCGTGGACCCAGCGTCGGCGCACTACGAAATCCAGCTGAGGAAGTGACCATGGCCAACGGAAGAGGGTGGAGCACACCGCCGAGCCTGTTCGCGGGCGTGGTTGAGGAGGAGCTTACCCAGCGCGTACGGGTCATCGCTCTGGCCATGCTTAACGAGATCGTGCTGCGGTCGCCGGTCGATACCGGCCGATTCCGGGGTAACAACATCGTGAGCGTGGGCGCGCCAGTGTATGCCAGCAGCGAGAACCTCGATCCATCGGGGTCTGAGACCATCCAGCGCGGCCTATCCGTGATGAGCGGCCTGGAGCCGTACACGCAGGTCTATATCCAGAATAACCTTCCATACGCCACCGGGCTGGAGGACGGCCATTCGAAGCAGGCGCCCGGCGGCGTCTATGCGGTGTCTTTCAACGGCGTTTCCCAGGCCTACAGCTCATGACCTTCGAACAGATCCGCGCCATCGTTATCGGGCGCATGCAACAGTGGGCGGGCATACCGGCTGATGCGGTGGACTACCCGAACAACAGCGCGCCATTCGATCCGGCCGGCAAACCGATCTGGGCCAGGCTGGCCGATGTACCGGGCCTTTCCAGTGCGCCGGAGATCGGCATCGGCCCCTGCGTGCGCCGAACCGGCATCATCATGATTCAGCTGTTCGTGCCCAGCTACAAGGGAACCCTTGCCATCACCAAAGCCGCCGACACGTTGGTGCAGCACTTCGAGTTCTACAGCGACCCGACCGGGCCATTCGACTGCTACGCGGCATCCGCCAGCACAATTGGTGACGACGGGCACGGCTGGTACCAGGTCAACGTCAGCGTCCCATACCGGGCCTACTGAGCCCACCACTTGCACCGCCACATGGCGGTTTTTTTACGCCTATTGATAGGAGAAGCACGCCATGTCGAGTGGTGCCAAGGTTGCAACCGCCTGGATCCGTGAAGTCACGCCAGGCACCACCCCGCCGGGCCCCTGGAACGTGCTGACGCGTACCAGCTTCGGGGTCGGGCCCACCTACAACACCGCCGAGAACAACGAGATCGGCGAAGACCGCATGTCGCAGGGCACCGCCCAGACCACCGTGGACGTGGCCGGCGATGTCGGTACGAAGATGCGCTTCGGCGCGCTGGACGAGTTCATGGCTTCCTGCTTCGGCAAGGACTGGGACAACAACGTCCTGACCATGGGGAACGACCGCATCAGCTTCAGCCTGGGCTACTACGCCGCGGACGTCGGCATCGCCGGCAAGGCCACCGGCGCCCAGGTCGCCACCATGAACATCCAGGTGCCGAACGACGGCGAGATCGAGGTGACCACCACCTTCGCCGCGACCGGCTGGCAGGACAAGGCCGACGACACCAACTTCATCCTCACTCCGGTGGCCGAGGCCTTCCAGCGCCGCTACGGCTTCAAGGATGTCTCTGGCCTCAAGCTCAACGGGATCCAGGTCGGCGATAACAACGTCTGCGTCGACACCTTCAACCTGCAGTTCGACAACGCCGTCCAGACCCAGCGCTGCATCGGCAACGGCAACCCCTTCGCCGGCAACATCATCCCGACCACCTTCACGCCGTCGGGCAGCATCACCCTGAGCTGGGCCAAGACGGCCTACGAGCTGTGGAAGAAGCAGCAGACCGGCGACGCGATCAGCTTCGAGTTCACCCTGGGCAATGCCGACGGCGCCTACGACTTCCTGATCCCCGAGATGGAGATCAGCGGGTCATGGCCGGATGGCGGCGCCACCGACATCATCCAGGTCGAGTTGACCTACACCGCCCGCCGCGTGTCACCGACCATCACTCGCCGTCCGGCACCGCCGGCGCCTACTGGTGTGACCGTGGCCCCATCGACCGCCAGTGTGGCAGTGGCCGCGACCACCAACCTGGCCGCCACCGTGGCGCCGGTAGGCGCGACCCAGACCGTCACCTGGTCCAGCTCCGATGTGAGCAAGGCCACTGTCAGCGCCTCCGGCGTCGTGACTGGTGTGGCCGTCGGCAGCGCGACCATCACCGCTACCAGCGCCGTGGATGGCACCAAGAAAGGCACCGCGGCGATCACCGTCACGGCGTAACCATTGCCCGGCGCACTCTGCGATGCGTGTCGGGCCTTTTACTGCAGAGGAAGACCATGGGATTCACCATTGCTCGCAAGCCCGAGCTGGACCTCCACGGCCAGCGCTGGGTGGAGTTCGCCCCAGGCGCCAAGATCCTGGTCGGTTCAGCCGCTGACCCCGTGTACCGATCGCACCGCGCGCTGATCAACCGCCACCTAGCGGCAGTCGACTCCCAGGCCGGCGTCGGCACCAAGCAGTTCAGCGTCGCGCAGATCCCTCAGGTCGAGATCGAGGTGGACGACGAGCTCTACATGGACCTGGTGGCGCACCACCTGATCAAGGATTGGCAGGGCGTCGATGTAGCCGAGCTCCCGGGCGAGCCGGCGCAGTACACCCCGGAGCTGGGCAAGGCCCTGATCGAACAGATGCCCAGCGTCTACTTCTTGGCCCTGCGCACCGGCGTCGACATCGCCAACCGCATCGAGGAGCGCATCAAGGAGTCGGTGGGAAAGCTCTCGCCGTCTACCGATGGGGCCGCGACTGGGCGGGCGAAGAGAACGAGAAAAAGCGCTGGAAACGCGAGCGCCTGAACAACGTAGCCAAGGTGCCGCCGGCCCCAGAGATTGACCCGGTCACTGACCAACTGCTCGACGCCTACAACGCGATCAGCAGGTCGCGGCAGTACGTCGGCATGATGGCCGCGCCGGCGCCGATCACCGCAGGTATGGTCAGCGAGTACCTGGCCCGACACCCGATCGCCATCGATCGCGACGAGCTCGACGCCGTGGTGTTCGCCCTAGATGAAGAATTCCGCTCCAACTGGGCGGAGCAGAACAGCAACGACTGACGCGGCCAGGCCGCAGGAGAGGGGCATGGGCAAGACCACAGCCACCATTCACCACCGCATTGATACGTTCCTCCTCAGCTCCGAGGAGGTCATCGCCGCCCTTCGCCGCAAGTACGGCAACGACCCATCTTTCGATGATGGTGAGATAACCCGGATGCATTTGGAGCGGATTCTTCCAAATGTTGAGGGGTATGGAGATGTCACTATCGAGTTCACCGTAGCGCTCAGCTAATCGTACCTGCCAGCTGGCCCCTTTCTTGCGCCTTCTCCATAGCTACGAGACGCTTATCAATATCGGAAATTGCTGCTACAAGGCGGTCGAAGCAATCAGCTGCAGCCTGGGAATCTGTTCGACCTGATCCGGCCGATCTCAACGCCTGTTTGAATTTTTGAGCGGCCCATTGCAATTCGTGGCCGACTTTTTCGCTGTTTGTCATAGCACGTCCTTTATCATGCGCCTCGGTCCATGGTCTTTCCGGCAATGGGCCGAGGCTTATCCTGGCCAGTTGGTCAGACGGTGAGGCCGTTCGCGAAGTTTTCGATCAGTTGAGCGAACTCCGGATCAGCAGTCTTATTTTGAATAGTCAGAGAGAAGGTGGTTTTGTCTTTCTCCGAGTAATGAAAATTCAGCACCACATCGCTCACGGTGTACTGAACCCCATAGTCGATAGGCTTTTCGAGTTTGAAGCCTTTATGAGCTTTGATGTAGTTCACGAGCGGAAGCTCGTGTTCACGCTTGATCCGCATAGCACACGCTACCTCAATGGTTGCCAGGGTTAGTCACTGGTGGCTCAATGCTATCCTGCCTGGATCCAATTTTTGTACTGGCTTTCCGTCCAGGGTGGATGGGTGGACAGGAGCAGCCCCTAGCATTACCCAAACTCTATACAAGCATTAATCCTCGTACAGGTATCAGGCCCGGCGGTCAGTTTTACGACGTATTTTGACGTCAATTTCTTGTGCGATCAGCTGACGGCGCTATGGTGGGATGACATTCACCATTGAGACGAAAGTCGTAGGAGGCCGGCATGCGGATGCGAGGAGATGTGTTCTGGGATTGGGCCGATCCGAGCCTGCACCATCGTGACCATGACGAAACTCTGGATGACGGAACGTCGATCGACGTCCAGGTGAGGTTGTCGCGCACGGGCAGCACGCAGATGTTCATCGGCGTGTATGGGCCATCTGGCCGAACTGTGTATGAAGAGTCTTTCGATTCACGGCCAGGCGAAACCATGACTACTGCGCTGGCTTGGGGCGTGGACAAGGCCAGGCAGACTGCATTCACAACGGAAAGAAAGCGCAAGGTCGCACACTACTAAACCCAAATTGCGATAAGAGCCCAGCCCCGTGCTGGGCTTTTTGCATCCGGCGCTCACCCGTAGCTCCGGCGCTTTCAGGCATGGTGCCTACCCAAGTCACTGGCGTGAAATGCTCGCGTGAGATGCGCCTTCTCCAACTCCTCAGCCCGGGCTATGGCCTCGGCGCGCTCCCTGGCGCGCAAGTCGTCGAGCATCATGGCCCAGTGCTCCAGCGCCTCCATAAATCGCCGCCTCTCATTCTCAGGCATCTCCGACCCTCCGCGTGAGTGGTTGGGAGGGGTAAGGATAGACCGGATGGG